ATCCTTGACGATATCGTCCTTCAGTAGCTCCACCACGTCCACGCCGCCAGCGTACGCATGCACTAGCCAGGCGCCGCCGGTCCAGCCTACCGAACGGTCCGCCGGCTCCCAGTCGACAAAGCAGAGCAATTCGCTGTCGCCGTGCGTGTACGTGTACGGCCACAAGTGCTGCGGCCAATGGCCGCCGCTGGTATCAGTATGTGTTTTCATTCTGTTATTTCCTCGAGTAAAGGTATTGTCGGATCGTATTGCGCGGTCCCGATTGTGTTCAATTCGGGCCAATATTGGACCGGCTGCAGGAAATTGAGCGCGTCATACTGTCGCACGTATTCGGCCGTGCTCAGGTCCGATCGGACCGGGAATTTCCGTATGTCTTTCGGCTTTTTCTGTTTATACGGTTTGCGGGCAAGTTTTGCCAATTCGAGCGGATCGCGATCAAATTTCACTTTGTACGTGGTACCGTCAATTTTTACTGTTTGCATAATTCAGTCTCCATTAAATAGGTATTAATCAGTGTCAGCGCGCGATCGGCATTCGTTAGACAATTCCAGGCATCCGTTGGCACTAATATAGCAAGCGATAAGGCGTCGCGCGCTTGCCATAAAAGCGATTCATTTGCGCCGATAATATCGGCCGTTTCCTGCGCGCGCAGGATCGCGGTTTTGAGTTTTGCCATTGTGTTAATCCTCCTCTGTTAAATCGCAATTTTCGATTGTGAATGAAATTATGTTTCCAAATTGACTAGATAAAAATTCTAGTTCTTCACGTAACTCCTGCCAGGCATCCGATTCACTATCAGCCTGCATACGTAATACACACTCAAAACGATACGTTCTCACCATAAAGCCTCCCCATGCGTTTCAATTGTAGGAACCGCGCGCGCCGGTAGTGGCACGCGCCGCGTGATATACCGGCCATTGGCCGGCGGATAGTCAAGCCACTGGATAACTTCGCCGAAGTCATCCAGGCGGCCATATTGCGTGCGGTAGCGCATCAGTAATCGCGCCCCTTAATTTGAACAAAACCGCCCATATCGCGTTTTGCTTTGCCCTTAGCATAGAGTGCTACTACCACGCCGGCCGGCTCGATATGGCGGACATCGGTATCGTCACCGTCAACGACCGGCCAACCGCGAAAGCTTTCCGGTATATCGGCCTGGCGCTGAAAAACGACGGCCGTGCGTTGATTGTGCCTATTAGTCAAACCCTTGATACTGATAGGCTTTGGCGTGATAGCCGAGAATGAATACGTTAGATCATAGTTGCCGGCCGTTTTGCCCGTTAAATTGCGTGAGGGATGCTTTGTGTAGTCATACCATTGCACCTCAGCGAAAATCTGAAAAATTGTTTTGCCGTCAATCAGGATATTTTCAAAGGGGATATCGCTTGTACCATTGGGGCGAACCAAAGGGATCAGCCCTAGTTTTTCGGCTCTGCGCGCGTGCGACCATGCATCGGCGGCCATTGATAGCATGAAGGCGCGTTGATTTTCTTTGAAAAACGCGGTTTTCTTTGCGCGCGCCAGTTGCGTTTTATTGAACGCGCCCCGGCCTGCGGATTTCAGGCACGGATCAAAACATCCGGCGGATTGTGCAAACGGGCAGAGTTTTTCATCTGGTACTAAGTAGCATATGGCCGTCAAGTAGCCGATTTTCTCGCCTTTGATTGTTTTAGCGGACGATTCACCCAAAACGCGGCGATATTCCAGGCCTTCGCGTTTTAATTGTGCTTTAAATGGATTTTGCATGGTCGGTTCCTTAATAATTAAAATGATAATAAAAGCACGAACATAAGATAAACGGCCGCGCCGGTAATCAGCGCGCCGATATATTGTAAAAATGTCATTTTTTATCTTTCGGGTTAATGATTGACACGTATTCAAGCCACTCGTCATTAGTCATCGCATGCGAGCCGGTTGTCGGCGTGGCCAATTGTGAGCCGTTCGGCTCACGCGTGTGAGCAATAACGCGCCCGGATGATAGCGTGACATTTTCGTGTACGTTTTCCATATTTTTCCCTTATCTGCTTAAAATTTAATCAGTTAATCTGCAAAACATTGTGCTGCTAAAAATCATTATAGTCACTCAATAAAAAAATGCAAGAGAATGTTTTACATTTATTTGCGGTGGTGATTTTGTCCGCGCGATTGTCGGATTGTGGGCTATTTTTTCGTGCGTTTTGACCTACGCGATAACCTAGACTGAATGCGGCTTTTTGCTTTTTGTAGGTCATATTGTCATTATTTTAGTTTTAAGCTAGAGTTTTCATATTGTGTTATCTATATGGCAATAATCCCTAGAATAGGTGCGCATACACGCGCACGGCAGCGATTTTAACTCCATGACAATTTGACCCACATTGCCTACATAGCTTTTTAGCAACTAAAAAGTTATCCACAGATTTGATAGCAGTCTGCTAATAGTTAGTTACCACTAACTTGCCAGGCTAACAACCGTTAGTGAGTACTCACTAACCTGGTAAGTTAGTGCTTACTAACTTGTCAGCCTGGCAACTGTAAGTGAGTGCTTACTAACCTAGTAAGTAAGTGCTTACTAACTTGTTAACCTGCTAACTATGTAAGTGAGTGCTCACTAACCTGGGGGGTGGGGGGCCGGCGGCCGACCGGGCGCGTCCACGGAGGTTCCGCAAACAATTTTTTTTATTTTTTAATTCAACTATTTGTTGGTAGCCAACATGACCCACAAATGCGCTAATATGCAGCCATGTTCAAATCAATCCCATTCACCCCGCGTAAAGTGGAAGCGACTGAGTCACGCCTCCAGGCGATCTATGACGCTGCGGCTTTAGGTTTGAAGGGCGACTCGTTAGCGCTGGCTGCCGGCATGCTGCCCACCGAGTTTAGGCAACTGTGCGAGTTAGACCCAGCAGCCGACATGGCCGTGCTTAAAGGACGCGCTGACTCCGAGATTGAGGCCAGCGCGCACCTGCGGGAAGCCGCCCGGTCTGGCGACTCGAAAGCAGCGCTCGCTATCCTGCAGCACGTCCACGGCTGGACGGCACGGCAGGAGATCAGTGTGGACATCACGAACAAGATCAGCATCACGCAGGCGCTGCAGCAGGCGCAAGAACGCGTCTTGGACGGGCTGATTACCGAACAGAAACCGGAGTATCTGGAACATGCCACAGAACGCACTCGCACCCACGCCAGCTAACGCATTAAGCCAACAATCTTTGTTGGCCGGTAAAGCTGCGCAGCTTCCCGCTGAATGGGCTAACCTTCTTAGGTCAAACTCTGCGGCGTATGAAATCGCAACCCTTTTAAATTCAACCGGGCAACTCCCAAAAATAAACTTTAGTAATTCTATGGGCTCCGAACATAGCGGTGAATACGATAGAAAATCAAACTCTATAACGGTAAACGCCGCCCGCAAAGACTTAGCGAATACCTTACCCCATGAGTTAACTCATGCGTTAAGGCTTGTTATGCAAGCTAAAGTAAGAGCAATGAATGAGACCGCGCAACAAACTAAAATCCCGCTTACGGGCGCTGATAGACAGTTATCTGACGCTTGGTATAAGTTAGACCCTGATTTCTCTAAATTACCAACACTAAGATACCCAGACGCAACATATAATAAATACAGGCATTCTTTTGCAGAAGCGCCGGCGTGGGCAGTAGGCAATATGGATAGCCCACAGAATTTTCGTTCTAGAGGTGAGTATCTGATGACAAGCCCCGGGGGAAGCCACGTTGATGCAACACTTGCGACAGAACAAGCCATTTTGCGTGATCTATACGCAAAACAACTTAAACTAAAATAATGGCGCAACAGCCGATCTATGACGCCGAGGGCGAGCAACTCTTAATGTCGCGCCTCTGGGCGCCGACTATTGCTGACGACCCGGAAGCATTCGTGCTGTTTGCCTTTCCGTGGGGGCAGCCCAACACGCCGCTGGCCAAGTTCAAAGGCCCACGCACCTGGCAGCGCAAGATACTGCGCAAGATTGCCACCCACATCAAGAACAACCGAGGTCAGATGGACATGGACGCCCTGCGCCAAGCGGTCGCCTCCGGTCGAGGCATCGGTAAGTCCGCGCTCGTTGCCTGGCTCATCCTGTGGATGCTGACCACCCGCATCGGGTCTAGTGTGATCGTGTCAGCCAACAGTGAAGCCCAGCTCCGGTCAGTGACTTGGGGTGAGCTGCAGAAGTGGGCCACGATGGTCATCAACAACCACTGGTGGGAGTCCAGCGCAACTAAGCTAGTTCCCGCCAAGTGGCTGACCGAGTTGGTCGAGCGAGACTTGAAGAAGGGTACGCGCTACTGGGCAGCTGAAGGCAAGCTCTGGTCGGAAGAGAATCCGGACAGCTACGCCGGTGTCCACAACCACGACGGCATGATGCTGATCTTCGACGAGGCCTCAGGTATTCCGGACAGCATCTGGTCGGTCGGTGCGGGTTTCTTTACGGAACCCATACTAGACAGGTACTGGTTCGCCTTCAGTAACCCCCGGCGTAATCAAGGCTACTTCTACGAGTGTTTCCATGCCAAGCGTAACTTCTGGCAG